AAAAGTCAATACCCCTGTCGCACTTACAAACTTAACATCATCACCTGTTGCAGTTCCTGTTGTTAAAATGTTTTGTGCATCCACACCACCTCTTGAAACGTAAAGACAAGAATAACCTATTGTGTCAATAAATGTAATTGATGTTTCCCCACCTGTTGCCGTGTAACCTTTGGTTTTAACAGGGTTTGAACCAACTATGATAACTCCTTCTGGGTCTACGCTTGTTCCTGTTATTCCATATACTCCGCTACCTTGTAAACTTATATTATATGTAGCCACATCCTTTTGGGGTGCGTTTATTGCTAAACTTGATATATTACAAGTTCCGTTAATAATAACCAATCCATCAACTCCATTATCAACAACAAACTTAATCTCTATTGGCTCTCTTGCTAACTGCTTTTCAAGCATAAACAAATATGAAAAGCCACTTAAAGTAATTAACCCATCACAGGTTACATTCCAAGTAGCCACATCGTTTTTATATTCTCTAAACCAAGCACTTGATTGACTTGTTACCTCTTTTTGGTCTACACTTACATCAAACGTACAATTTGTACTACACGCAAAAGCTACGTCAACCTCTGGTTCTACATCTGTCCTATGCCAATAAAGCATTACATTATTTCCTATTACTGCTGCCATATTACAAATTTAATCAATTATCCGTATGTTTCTAATATTTCCCCTGCTCCGCTAATTCTATATGCTTGTGAGTAACTATCTGTAACCAAAACCCTCCACCAAATATTCGCACCATTAAATCCAACAGTTAGGAACTCACTTTGATAGAAGAAATCTCCAACCGAAGGAACTCCTACTTGGTCTAAGTAAACTAAGTTGCTTGTTAAAGGACCAGCAAGAGCAGCTTCTTTAGTTAGATAACCATTAGACCTTTGATGTCCAAATCCAGTTAATTCTCTTGATAATGGATTACTATCATAAACAGTTGTCATTGTAGTTTCTACATTATTTGGATTAATATCTAATAAAGTAGCCGTTATAACATCATTAGGTAAATCTATTGTTGAATTACCTATTATGTATTTTTTATTTGTAACACTTATTTGAACAGGGTCTAAATCAGTTGCATTTATTCTCATTGCACCGCTAAATCTACCATCATCTGTTTCCATACCCATAAAAGAAGCATCCAAGTTTATAATGTTCTTATTAAAACAATTTGAATATTGTTGAACAATTAATTCACTTAGGCTTCTATATGTTTTATCTGGAAATTCTTGTCTGTACCAATTTAATAACATACTACCATCTGATTTGCTTATATAACCTGTATAGTTATATTTAGCTTCGTTAATGTCATTGAACCCCATTGGTAAATCTATATCCAAAACATACTCCTCAACATCATTTATATAACTTTCAGTTGTAACTTCTTTAAAGAAGCTATCTATTTTCATATTAAAGTTGCTTATTTCAGCTTGTTTAACAGTGCTTTTCCAAAAACCAGAAGAACTGCTACACATAATAATCTCCATATATAATTGACCAAAAATAGGACAAGGTGCAGCTTCTATTGTAAAATTTGTTACTGGAGAAGCACCCCAATAAGGAAAATAATAATATGGGTCATTTGGGTTTACTGCAATAGACCAGTTTTTATCTTGGTTTAAAAAGTAAGCATTTCCACCAACAGGTTGCACTTGTAACTTTAAAAGGAATAAGGCATCTGGTGTTCCAGATACTGCTCCTATTGTAGCAAAATCAAATGATAATTTTATTACTTCACTTGGGTTTATAAAAGGTAAGTTGTTAGCAGTTACTGATGAAAAATGTGGACTTGCAGTTGGATAATCAATATACCAAGCATTATATTTTTTCTCTGCTTGTGATTTTACATAAATAGTTCCACCATTTCTATTTGCTAACCAAGAAAAAGCATTGCTTACTGTTGGACTTACTACTGTAAATGTTTTTAGATTCCAGTTTGTAATGTAGTTATTAGGATATTCAACAACTTTATTAAATCTAACTTTATTGTAACCTTTTCTAATTAACTTAAATTGGCTATTGTCTACAAAGTATAAACCGCTTGTGTTTGCTGCAAATCCTTGTATTTCTTCTCTATCACTTATAATTATGTCATCGAATATAGTACCATCACTATTATAAATAGTTGCATAATATGAATCTTGTGCAAATTGTGTTAAAGGAACTATGTAAAAGTTTCCTTTAGCTTGAAATAATCTCGAACCAAATGATTTTGCAATTCTTGTTAATACATCAAGACAATTTGTTGCAGTTTGATTATCATTAATAAAAGTTGCATAATTAATATAAGATTGAGCCAAACCATCAGCAGCTGGGTCATCAGTTCTATTATCCATATCTTCTGAATAAAAACTAACTCCACTTATAATCTTATAATCTATTGGGTAACCTATTTGCCCTAATGCAATTGATATAAAATCTTTTGCGCTTTCTACATATATTAATTCAGTTTCATCACTTAACGGCAATGGTATTGTTTCTAACATACCTAATCCATCAATAGCATTAAAGTATAAATCTTTGCGACCTGTTGAAAATACATATTGAACGTTATCACTTAATATCCACCCTATAAAATCAACATTTGCGCCACTTAATAATTCAACAAAATACTTCCTATCATCTAATGTAGTAAAGTCAGGCATATCCTCTACATTATCAGTAACATCTATTGCCACGCTTAATTGGCTAACATAAATAGGCTCAAAAGCATCATCGCTTCTTGGTATGTATTGTAATTGTAAACTTATACAAGGATATTCTATTATCTCGCCATCGTAACCATCCTCATAAATATTTAATACACTTGTAACATCCGATTTAGTTGCTGCCGTGATTCTATATTTTATTTCGTATGCCATTAGTATCCTCGTCTTATATTTAAGTTATTGTTTGCTCTTTGAGTTGCCAAAACCAAATCAGAACCTTTTAATACAAATTGACCTTGTGATGCATTATTGTTAGCTACTCCACTTGGATTAAAACTTGGATTATTATTACCTCCGTTAACAATAGCACCTGCCACTCTTGCGCCACTTAAAGCATTTCCTACTAATCCTAATGCAGCAAACGCACCTTTAAGAGCAGGGAAAGCGTTCATAATTTTTTCAAATATTAATGCTTGAATAACCATTGCAGCAATATTCTTACCTATTTGTAAAAAGGCATTTGCAAAAGCCTCTAAAGGATTTTGTCCTTGTTGCATAGCATCGTACATTGCAAATAAACCATTAGTTACATTACTTGATAATGTTTGAGCAAATTGAGCATAAGATTGAGTTAAATCATCTATTCTTTTCTTTTCTGCTGCTTCCGAATCAATATCACTCTTATCTTTTTTAAATATTCCTTGCATATATGCACCAAAACCGCCTTCTTTTTGTGTGCTTTCTAATAACTCTTTAGATTGTTTTTGAAAGTATCCTGTTCTTTTATCTTCTTTTGCCCTTTCTTCTGATGGCAATTGAAACAATTTTATTGGCTCTAAACCTATCTTTTTCATTTGCTCTCTTAGAGCCTTCATTTTAGATAACTCTAAAGTAAGTTGCTTATTTTCTTCTCTTGCATAGTTTACAACAGGAGAAGGTGCTTGATTTACATCAACAACACCAAATATATTTTTAAATTGTTCTTGTATCTTATTGGCTTCATCTTCATATTTCTTTCTAATTCCCTCAAATATTTTTACATCATCATCTGCAGTTTTTATTATTTGGTCTTTTCTTAACTTACCTAAATCTTGTAAATTCTTACCTTCAAAAAATAAGTTTTCAAAAGTATTTGCAAATGCAGCATTAGGCTTGTTTTTAGCAACTTCTGCTTCAAATTGTTTTTTAGCAGCAGCAGTAGCAGCTTCATTAGCAACTGCCTTTTTAAATGTCATTTGAACATACTCATCAGCATAATCAGTTAAAAACTTTTCAGCAGTAGCCAAATCTTTTGTTTGACTTATAGTATCTCCTAATGTCGAATTAAATTGCTTTAAAAACTTTTCCTTAGTAATAAAACCATTTTGAAAGTCCGAATAACTATCTTTTAAATCATTTATATCTGTTTTTGCTTTAACATAAGCATCACCAGCTTTTGTAATTATTTCACTTTCTAACTTAAATGCCTTCCCAAGATTTTGCATTTTATCAGTAATAAAATTACTAATATCATCACCAAATGCAACAATAACAGATGATACAACACCTAAAGCAATACCAATACCAGCTGGACCAGTAAGACCAGAAACCATTGATTTTAAAGCACCACCTGCACCACCACTTTCTTTTGATAATCTTTGAAACGATTCTAATAGTGGGTTTAAGTTATTTGCAATACCTATAAATCCATAAGGAGCATCTTGTGCAACCCTTGACAAGTTTGTTAAGGCATTTGTAGCATCGGCAGCAGGTCTGCCAACCTTATTCATTTGTTGCCCTAAATTAGTAATTTGAGTATTTAGAGTTTTGATTGAATTATTTAAATAATTAATCTCACCAACGTTTGTAGCTTTCTTTAGTGCAGCCTCAAATTGTTTTAATAGATTTTCTGCTTTTTGTAGTTGCGATTGCAAATCTGTTACATTCGCACCTATATTAATATTTAAATCTATATTCTCTGCCATCTTTATTAATTTACTCCGTACAATTTAAGTGTTCTTGCCAATTGTTCTTCAGTTATCATCACTCTTTCCTCATCAACATCCGATTTATCTAATTCTGGAATACTCCAAAAAGCCTTCATACTTTTAGGTGTTTTCTCGGTTGTGGAACTTAAGTATACAATATAGGCAAGGTTTCTTGTCCTTGCCCATTCGTTTAACTCGTTTCTTTCCTTACCTAAAACGATAATGGAAAAGTCCTTCCAAGTCATATCCCAAAATTCATTTGGTCTTATTCCGCACT